AAGCATGACAAGCTATTGCGTGTACTGCAAACGCCCTGTTTTTACCATATTGACCAAGTGTAGGAGTTGCGGAAAATGACTGACAAAGAAGTAATGAAAGAGGGCTACTACTGTGTGATATGCGGCAGGTTTCTACCAGCAGATGAACATGGTGTCATCGTGCATGATGACATTGAGCACCCACAAGAGATTGATTTTGGAGATGAGGAGAAACCACAATGATTTTTAAGTCTCAAACCATGCGTCAAATCATGGCAACCATGATGGAGGTAGAAGATAAGTGGCAACACAGCAAGTGGGTAGACAAAAGCGAACTGATAAACCCGGATGCACCTGTTGTCATTCAAGTTGGTGATTATGGATATGAGGTTCAAAGCATTGGAGGTGACGGTGACATTGATGGATTCGTCATCATGTGCAAAGAAGAACCCGTGTGCAAGTGGGAAGACATGGAGTTCATCAAGTTATGAGCATAGAAGCAATGAAGCTGGCGCTTTTTGCATTGGACATTGTGAAAATACATTACACACAAAACCGCCACATAAATGAAGCCATCGCCGCACTCAAAGAACGATTGGCACAGCCAGAGCAAGAGCCTATTGGCTATTTGAGTGAAGGCGGCGCAGAGCGATTGTTTGCCAAAAAACAAGCGCATGAACAAATCAAAAACTTTAGGTTGTTTGCCCACGATGTACCCGTATACGCCCACCCACCACAGCGCACAGAGCAAGAGACGGATGAGTTGCAGTCACTCCGGCAGTTTCGTGATGCCGCTTTTTTGGCTCATCCCAACATTGACCTAGACATTGAAGCCGCCCACGGCATAAAGGAAGACACATGAAACCAACAGCATGGTACGACCCATCTAACGGCGCGGTCAGCACAGACAGAGACTCACCCTTGTTTACGCCGCTGGGTCAGGTGTGGGCTTTGTATGTAGAGCGTGAGTGGGTTGATCTGGCCGACACCCAAATTGAACAGGTCTACTTTGACGTGGTGAAAGAACACCGGGGCGCACCCATGCCTTGGGGCCAAGTGCAGTTTGGAAAAGCGTTGCTGAAAAAATTCAAAGAGGTGAACACATGACATTCCAAGAACGAATTAAAGCATTGCCCGAAAAAGAAAGATACAAGTTTTTTCAGGCAATGATTGCAGTGAGTGAAGCTGGGCGCAAAGCGGGCGTATCTCCTCAAGAATGGGCGCGGATGTACGCTGATGTTCACAATGAAATACACCAACAACTCAAGGAGAAGATATGAGCAAATGGGACAACCAAAAGGGCAAGGGCAATAATGGATTCAACATGCTGGCACAGGCGGGAAGCGTTGCGAAAACCATGCGCAAGGAGCATGTTTGGATGCACCAGAAAGGAAAATTGTGCTGGAGGTGCCAGAAACAATCCGTACCCCAGAAGGGGTGCGTGTTAGATATAAGCAAGGGGATTCATAAATACGTGTGCAAAGAATGTGTCAATATCCGCAAAACAAAGGAAACAGCATGAGACCCGCAGAATATTCAACAGAGAACCCCCCACGCCCTATCGACTGCGTCGAAACAAAGGAATACATCTCCGGCCTGCGCCGGCGAATTGAAGTGCAAAACGACCAAATGGAGCACCTGGCCGCCCAAGTGCACCAGCTCCTGGGAAAACTCGCCCACCTGAACAACGAAATCGAAAAGTTCTCCCTGGACCTGGGCATCAAACAAGGGGATGTGCCGCCCGGGTGGACAGAGGTGCCTAAATGACAACGTCGCTGCAGTCCATCATCCAGGCCCTCGATCCACGGCCCATGGTCCAAGTGGTGATCATCACCGCTGGAGGTCAGAAGTACGCGCTCCTCGGCCCGGTCATTGAAGACCGCGAGGAGGTCACAGAGATTGAGTTTGGCGACCTCATTCCCATGCAGGTGGCTGCCAAGATGCTGTCAGGAGACCACAGGGAGTGGCTGGGCACGGACCTGCAATGACTCATGGGCGGGCCTCAGGCGGGGCTGGGGGCTCTGCTGAGGCGGGTGGAGGGGTCAGGGCAGGGGTCTGCACCTGCTGGCGGGCCTTGGCCTTTTGGACATACTTATATTCCAGAAAGTCGATGTAAAAGAACAGGCAAAAAGTGAATGCAAAAGCAGACACAAGGATGGCTATGACGCTGATTAAAACCCCCACCGCACTCTCCTGTCCAACACGATCAAGTACATCATCAGTACGATAAACCCGACCACCACCAGGAAGGCCAGGGCGTATATTGCTTTGTCCTGGAGGTCGCTGACCAGTTTTCTTCGTTGCCATTTTGCAGCCACCTCCTGCGCTTCCAGAAATTCCCGGGCCTCGTCCTGCTCTTGCTGGATGACTTCCCGCATTTTAATGAAATCGGTGTAAATTGCACCAAGCTCCGGTGGGCTTTCATAGACAAGGACTTGGCGCAGCTCATGCTCCATTTGGGAAATGCGGCGCTGGGCCAAGACCCGGTCAAGGGCCTGCTGGTCCAAAGAGACGTCCTTTTTGACAACAGCTTTGGACTTCTTCTCTTCCTCAACAACGTGCTGGCGTAAATCGTCCTGGGCCTTGAAGAAGCCGCCCAAGTGCTTGCCAATGTCAGCCATCACCGCATGCGCCTCTTGGCCCACGGCCTTGTACTCGCGGTACATGGCGCAACCCTTTTTGATGAAGCTAACAGCGGTGGACGCGGCAGTTATCAAAGTGATCGGATCGATGCGGCGCTCCTTGAACAGGAGGAAATATTTTAGGGTAAAGAAAAACCCGCCAGGGTTTAAGCTGGCGGGTTTTAGGGTTTAAGCGGAAAGGTTGTCTAGATTGAACCAATGACCATGGTCCGAGGCCCACACAAAGCTGCCGGCCGATGATTGGGTGAAGGCGTACTTGCCTTTCTTCTCATCAAACCAGACCGCCGGGTACCCGTCATAGTCAATCCCCAGTTTGGCCAACAGCCTGGTGGCTGCAGCCGCCCGGTCATGCCCTTGTTCAGGATGGCCGGGTTGGGGAGGGTCGAGTTCAATCCACACGCGATTGCTCGCACACGTAGTAGTCGTGTTCATACTTTCTCACTTTCTAAATGTTAAAGAACAGTTGTCAACTTTTCTAGCTGACAATTAAATTATACTCTATAACATATCAACTGTCAACCTGTCAAGTACTTATTTTCTAGGTGTTTACCCTTAGTTTAGCTGTGGATTTATACAGTAGAAAGGGTCACGGACCACGGACCGAGGGCAAATTACGTGTTTTAGTTAGACTTTTTTTGACTAACGATGTTTTTTTTATTTTTTTTTTGAAATTAGACGTAATAGATGTAATGGTGTAATAGTTTAATGAAATCAATAGGTTATGAGAACACACTACATTACACATAGTCAATAGATGTAATTTACATAAAATGCGCGCGGACTGACTTTTTGAAAAAATAAAAACATACATTGGTCTAAAAAAGTCTAACTAAAACCCTGAATTTGACCTGTTTTGCCCTTGTAGTTGCGTTAGGTGTGGATTTGTTGCACAATGTAGGCATGAAAATAGAGAAAAACATCCCCCTGCCTGGTGGCGTCGATCCCCGCGAACGCTATCCATTCCCCGATATGGCCCTTGGCGACAGTTTTATGATCCTGGATGCCACCTGGATCAAGAACCTGCGCAGCGCTGCCTACATGTACTCCAAGAGGCATCCAGGCACGCGGTTTACATGCCGACGCCATGGCGAAGGCTGGCGCTTGTGGCGGGTGGCCTGATGCCCCGGAAAGGAACGTCCAAGGACGAGAAGTTTTTGGCCGGCAAAAGTTTAGGCGGAAGGCCTGCGGTTGTCGAATCCAGGGTGACCGCGCCCGTCAAACCCCACAAACCAAAAGTCCTGACCGCCCAGGAATGGAAGTTTGTGGAAGAGTTTTGTGCAGGCGACGGCCACGTCACTTTGAAAGAGGCAGCGATCCGCGCCGGCTATGGTGAGACCTGGGCAAAGACCCGGGCCCGTGACCTGACCGACCCTGAGGTTTGCCCGCATATCGTGGCAGCGATCCAGGAGCGAAGGCGCGAGCTGGGCGAAAAGTACGGCACCACGTTCGAGCGGCACATGCGAGACCTCCAGGTTATTCGTGACCAGGCGCTGCAGGCCGGCGCGTATGGCGCGGCCGTCCAGGCTGAATACCGAAGGGGCCAGGCCCTGGGTTCGATTTACATCGACCGCAAAGAAATCCGCCACGGCACGATCGATAGCATGAGCAAAGAAGAAGTCATGCGCAAGCTGGAAGAAATCAAACGCTTGTACGGCGGCAATGCTGGCCCGATCGTCGACGTGACGCCTAAGCAGATCGAGGAAGAACCTGACGAGGACGAAGACGATGGCATTGAAACCGGAAGCGAACCTGTACAAGAGGCTGAAAGAAAACCTCCCAAGCTGCCATTTCACCCGGATTGAGTCCAGGGTCAACCTGGGCATCCCGGACTGCCTGCTGGCATTCCCGCATGGCATGTTTGTAATGGTAGAGCTGAAGGTGGTCAAACGCGGCCGCAAGGTAAACCTGTCACCGCACCAGGTCGCATTTCACATTAAGCATGCAGACCTACGCTGCCCGACTTACATCCTGGTGCAATACCAACCGGCCGGGACTGCGCACGCAAGCAAGTCAGAGCTGCTGCTATTTTGTGGCGAGCAGGCAATTGACCTGGCGACCCTGGGCGTCGACACCCCCGCGCTGGCCAGGTGGCCGTGGACCGGCGTGTCCTGGTCCGAACTTAGAAAACATTTAGTTGACAGTTGACTTGTATGTAAAAGTTGTGATAGGATCACAAACACCTGGATGGCCAGGTACAAACAGAAAGAGAGAAATTTATGAATGCAATGACTAAAACACAGATGGTGGACGCCTGCGCTAATTACGAGGTGGACTGGTTTTTTGATAGACCTATTGAGGAACAGAAGGAAGTGTATCGACACATCCAGCTGCATGGGTTTCCAGGTTTCAAAAATTACCCGGACGATAGCTTGTTTGCATCTTGTGCAGACAAGGGCATTTTTTTGATGGAGGAATAAACCATGAAGACATACAAATTTACAAATATAGAAAACGGCGAATCACATATTTGGACGGCCGAAGAGGCGCTGGAAGAGGTCAACCGGGACCGTTCAGACGAATGGGAAGACTACGCCTTGGAAGACTTGGAAGAATTCCCAAGCGAAGTATTTTCGTGGATTGAGCACGTGTACACCGTCGAAGAGGTGGCATCATGAAATTTAGAGTTGAGATGGAACGGTCCGCTCTTGCCACGCTGGTAATAGAAGCAGATAACCTTGACCAGGCGGAGAGCAAAGCCTTTGCCCAGGTCCGCGACGAAGATTTTGGCCACGGTAATCTGTACCTGGTCGAAGTTGACGAAGTGACCGACGAGTGACCGCATGCGAAGGCGAGACCGAAAACGCCTGGAAGAGGCGCGCCTACATCAACAAAGACCGCCGCCAGACCTGGAACAAAAACAAGCACAGACCGGCAGCCTGTTACGCCGTTTGCTGGGCTTTTATTTATTTCACAAAATATTTGGTGGCAACAGTTGACAAGTTGAGAAAAGTAGATATACAATGCAATCAGGCCAAGCGATCCGCGAGGCCATAACCCTAGAAAGAGAGAAAGAAATGGAATTCAACACTATCATGCAGGCGCTGATTAAAGACATCGCCGAGCAGCTGCGCCCTATGGTGGCCGACATGGTCAAGCAGTACATTGAAACCAAGGCAGGCACAAGCGCAGTTACAATCGATAACCAGGCGCTGGAGACCATCGCCGAAAATATCAACGAGGCCCAGCTGGCATATCTTGCCGAGCACCTGAGCGACACGCAGCTGGCCACCGTCGGCGAACATGTTAGCGCGTCGGACGTAGCGTCTGAATTGACCAGCGGCCAATTAAGCGACATCGCCAGCGACATCGACCTGGCCGACCTGGCCGGAGAATTCGACGCCGACAAGATCATGCAAAATTTTGACCTGGACGACGCGCTGCGTGACTTTTTCTCAAACAATACTTTTTCAATCCGACCATAAAGGGGACAACATGCAACGCGATACAAACACAAAATTTATTGTCCGCGTAATGGACCACGCCAGCACTGGCCCGCTTATGCAGGCCTTTGTCCTGGAAGCGCTGCGTAACTATTCGGCGGATATCCTGGCCACCGAGACGCCGCCCGACGCCGAGACTGGTTTTATTTCCTGGGCTGCCTGGCGTGCATGCGCTGCCGAGGCCGACCAGGCACTGGCCGACCGTCGGACCTGATCCGGTCCGCTCGATCCCTGCCCGGCCGCGTGCCGGGTTTTTTTGCTTAGGGGGGTTGACAAGTTGATTTGTTGCACTAAAATATTTA